TGGGAAATCCTTTACTCGTGGTTCCATGATGCCCTCCTTCAGAAGAATGGAATAGTAAAGGTATGGTGGGATGAGTACCCAGAGGAGAAGAGAGAAGAGTATCGCGGCCTTGGGGATGTGGAATTTGAATATCTGATCTCTGATGATGAAGTAGAAGTAATAGAGCATACTGAATACACGGAAGATGACGGAATATACCATGACGTTGTAATAAAAAGAACAAGTTACAACGGTAAGATAAAGATTGAGAATGTACCCCCCGATGAATTCCTTATCTCAAGAGAGGCGAAAGGAATACAGGACGCACGATTCGTTTGCCATAGGGTAAAGAAAACAGTTTCAGAACTAAGGCAGATGTACCCTGATGATAACTTTGATGTGGGCGAGTTAGGTGGGGGATATAACGAAGAGTTATACAATGCGGAAAGAATTGCTCGTTACGAAATTGATAACTCCTTCTCTTGGGGTGATGGGATGGACGGAACAGGTGAAGAGGCTCTAAGAGAGTATTGGCTACATGAATCCTTCATCAGAACAGATTATGATGATGATGGTATCGCGGAATTAAGAAAGGTCTGTACAGTAGGGGATTATGTATTCTCCAACGAGGAGATTGATAAAGTCCCGCTTATTTCGATTACTCCTTTAAAGATACCGCATAAGTTCTTTGGCCTGTCGGTTGCTGATCTTGTTATGGACTTACAGTTAATTAAGAGTACGCTGATGCGTAATTTAATGGACAACGCCTATAACCAGAACTTCGGCAGGTACGCTGTCTTAGAAGGACAGGCGAATTTGGATGACCTATTAACGCAAAGACCAGGCGGTGTGGTAAGAGTTAAATCCCCACAAGCCGTCATGCCCTTGGCTACCCCTCCCCTCCAACCTGAATCCTTCCAGATGCTAGGATATCTTGATGAGGTAAGAGAGGCAAGGACAGGAGTTAATAAGAACACACAAGGTATCAACGCAGACGCTCTGACAAGCCATACAACGGCCACAGCGGTGAATGCGGTGATGACCAATGCCCAGTCAAGGGTAGAGTTAATCGCCCGTCAGTTCGCGGAGACAGGCGTTAAAGAACTAATGTATTGTATATACGAACTCCTGCTAAAGAACCAAGATAAGGAGCGGGTAGTAATGCTAAGGAACGAGTGGGTTCCTGTTCGCCCTGATATGTGGGATGATAAAATGGACTGTACGGTATCTGTTGCTTTGGGTAATGGCTCAAAGGATCAGCAGATGGCCCACCTTTCCCAGATGTTACAGTTTGCATCACAGGCCATGCAGGGTGGACTCCCCATCGTAACCTCAGAGAATATGTACAATCTAGGGGCCGCATTGATAAAAGCAATGGGCTACCAGAACGTAGATGATTTCTTAACCAAGCCACCACCGCCTCAACCCAAACAACCGACCCCAGAAGAGCAACTTGCCCAGATGGAAATGCAAGTCAAGCAGAAGGAGTTGGAGATCAAGGCGGCTGATGTACAGGTTAAGATGCAGAAGATTCAGCAAGACGCTAAGAAAGATGCGGTAGACGCACAACTTAAAGTTGCTGAACTTGCGCTAGAGAAAGAAAAGAATAAAGCGGTAGCCTTGGGATGATAGATATCGAAAGAGAGCGTCATGCTAAGAATCTTTTACAAGATACGCTACTACAGGAATCATTTGACACACTAGAAAAGAATTTACAGGATACTTGGAATAATTCAGGTATTCATGATGTAGATACGAGAGAGCAGTGTTGGCTCTCGTTAAGACTCCTTGAACGGATACGCCTTCATCTAACCAGTATAGTTGATACTGGAGATATGGCGAGGAAGATTGAGGAATACCAAATCTAAGGAGAACACACATGGCGGATACGCAACAAGCCCCGCATTCGGCTACCCAGCCGACCCCCGCGCTTGAGGGTAGTATGTTAGAAGCGCAAGAGGCGATACTTGGTTTGCTGGAACCTGAAAAGGAAACTCCAGAAACAGAGGAAGCCGCACCTGAAGAAGTTGAGGAGTCTACTGAGGAAACTCAAGACGAATCATCTGAAGAGGTTTCTGAAGATGAAGAAGATTCCGTTGAGGATGAAAAAGAATCTGAAGAAGAGTCAGAAGAAGATGAGGTCGAAGAGGAACCTGACGTTTATGCCGTTAAAGTTGACGGTGAAGAACTTGAGGTAAGCCTTGACGAACTCATTAGCGGGTACTCCCGCCATTCTGACTATACCCGAAAGACGCAAGAGATTGCAAGCGAGAGAAGTCAGATGGCCGAACTGCAACAGCAATGGTCTAATGAAATTACTCAAGCACAAGCGGAGCGTCAGCAATACATAGAAGCCCTTGGACAATTTGCAGAACAGTCTACGGCTGGATTAGAGCAGTTTAATAATGTTGATTGGGATAACCTGCGACAAACAGACCCCATTGCATTTGTAACTAAGAAGGAAGAGTTCCGCGAGGCTCAAGAGAGGGTTCAGCAAGTAAAGGTTGAACACGACAGGAGCCTACAGAAACAGAATGAAGAACTAGCCAAGATGCGTCATCTTGCCCTTCAGGAAGAACACAAACGCCTAATAGAGGCTGTGCCTGAATGGAACGACAAGGAAAAGCGCGATAAGATGGCTGGTGATCTTTCCTCTTATGCTTTAGAGCAGGGATTCTCTAGGGAAGAACTGCAACAGTTAATAGACCATAGATCAATGATCGTTCTTATGAAGGCGCAGAAGTATGATGCACTTCAGAAGTCTGATGTTAAATCTAAGAAGTTGAAAAACAAACCCAAGGTTATAAGGGCAGGTAAGGGGGCTAATAAAAAGTCCGATACCGCCAAGTCTAAACGTACTGCACAGATGAAGCGTCTCCAACAGACAGGTCACGT